AGTCTTTTCTGTATTCCTCTAGTTTAGATATGTATCCCATCTTTCTAGTAGGTTTTATCTTACCAGAACCAAACTGTACTTCCTTTACATATTGATCATAGACAGAGATTATCTTTTCATCTGTAACCTCACACATTGTAATAACATCATCCATATCAACAAAGTGCATTGTCTCTCCTGCATATTTAATCCAAGGTTCAACACGTACAACTGTACCTAATGGAGTATCATGTTCTTTCATAACAATAGGATTATCAAGAATTAAAATGATACCAGTATCTTCATCTGATGCACATACGGAAGAAATTACTTCCTCACCTGTTCTTAACTTTATAGATGCTAAGAAATCGTCTTCTATCATTTTTTCATACTAACTGTAACAATTTCATAATTAAATGATTCTTCATTATAAATTTTAATTCTTTCCATAAGATGATTAAGAGTATAGTTTCTTAGATTTTTTGTTGAAATGTCATCAGAGATATCATAAAGAACAGCTTTTTCTTTTTGATTTCCTTTTCTTAATACTCTACCAATACTTTGAAGATTTCTGATTCTTGATTTGGATGGTGAGGCAAAGATAACATTGTGAAGGTTTTTGATGTTGATACCTGTACTGAATGTTCCGTAAGAAGCAATGATTATTGCATTGTTTTCAAGCTCTGTAATCTTTCTTACTTCCTCACGTTCCTCAGCATCAACACCACCATAAACAAAAAATACTTTACGATCATTTGTTACGCTACTATTTATTATGTCATAAATGACCCGTCCATGAGTGTTGACCCTACTATAGAGAATCAAGGTATTACCTTTTAAATCAAGGCTTAAATTTTTAATAAAATTATTTCTTTTAGAATGGGAAATCAAATATTGAATTTCATCTTCATAAGTGTTAAACTTTTGAGCCTCATGCTTAAGCAATAAAATTTTAATGTCAAGTTTTGATATATGTCCTTTATCAATTAACTCCTTTGTCTTGGTTACCTTGTATGAAGGTCCAAATAAACCTTCTAAAATCCACTTATGTGTTTGTGTTCCATCCAATGTTCCAGTAAAACCAAAACGATATTTACAATCTAAAAGTTTGGTCATGATGTCAACCAAAGATTTTGATTTAAACAAATGTGCTTCGTCACCAATAACAACATCAAAACCTGAATACCAATTTTTCTCCAACTTGTAGATAGATTGCCAAGTTGTAATTGTTATTGGCATTTCATTGCTTTTTTCTCTTCCTGAATAAATTTTATGACAATAATTTTCAACATCCCAACCATAGTCTTGGAAATCCTTGTACATTTGTTCAACGAGAGAAGTTGTTGGAACAACAATAAGAATTGACATTCCCTTTTCAGCATAATATCTGACAACGGAATAAATCATTAAAGATTTACCAGATGCTGTGGGTGAAATTAAAAGACCTCTGTTGTATCTTAGAGCCCTGTAGACTGCATCCAGTTGATAATCCCTGGGAGGATACTTTGAAATCTTTTTCATGTAATCCGTGACACCTTCACGAGATATCATGTCATTAATTTCAAATGGCACTCCATAAAATTTGCTATCACGAAACTCATAAGTATAATTTAATTTTTCACAAAATGCTATAACTTTATCTAATAGTCCAACATAAATTTCTCCTGTATGTGTGGAGAACAATCGTATTTTTCCATCCCAAAATCTTCTACGATATTGGGGCATGAATTTTGCGTTAGGTACTTCAAAGGTAAATCTATCTGAAAGTTCTTGTAATACGTGTGGTTCTGATTGGATCTTTAGATAGACTTCATTCTTTTTAGAGATAACTAAGTGACTCATCAACTATAACCAGCAGTAAATTTTTGAAATTCGATGGCATTCTTAATTTGATAGGTTCTATTAAGAATTACTTTAAGAATGTCTTCAATATAATTTATCATAGTTTCATAAAGCTCAGTTTTCAGTTTCATGTCAGTAAGTTTTTTATCTGCATCTAGATAACGAACCATACTTTCTTTATCACGAACTTTAAAAGGAAAAGGTTCCACGGTATAAACTTCAGGATCTGCTTTGCCACTGTAATATTCATGTCGATCTTTTTTAACGACACTCATGTCATAGTAATTTTTCTTACTTAGTAATTTTAAATTGTTATAAATTTTGAAATATTTTGCATGTAATTGTGGAATCTTTAAAGATTCTAAATGTAAATTATCAGGATCAATAACAGAGTCGGTTTCCCACATATCCTGAATTTCATCAAGGGTCATAAAATAGCTCCACCAATGGTTTTCATTTGAAAGATTGTGTATTTGAATGTGACAGTTGCACTAAAATAACTGTAGTCAGTGTTTGTAGCATCAAATTCTAATGTGGTTAAAGATACTGGAAATAGATCTTTAAACTTAACTTGAAACTTTGGTTGATAGTTACTATTTAAAATTTGAAGTACACCATCAGAATACTGGTTGTACATATCTTTGCTGCTGTCCGCAGGGTAGTATCTATCTTCTAACCTTAATTCATTAAACTGACTTACATTTTCTGGATATCCTAAGGCAACCATCCAGTCATAAATGGCTAGATAATTTTCCATGTTCTCATCAACAATAAAAGTCAAACTTAAATCGTCATACTCTAGTTTGTCACCAGGAACAGGAATATCTTTTAAGTATGTAGGTTGAACGGCTACTCCTAATGTAATGCCAGGGATATTTGCTTTATTGCTAAAGAAATCTACCTTGGGATATTTTGATAAAATAAACTTAAACCCAATAGGAGATAAGAAATTTCTATTGGCAATTTGATTTGGAAATGCCATTATTAATCAGGACTTTTAAATATTTAGATAAAAAAAGACCCCCTTGCGGGGGTCTGAGTGAATCGGAGAGTGACTCACATGAGGTTGGTAACCTGTACTCTTCTGTAGTAACGGTTGGCGTTAACACGAAGAGCGCCTGAGCCTTGGTTAGTACCCTCAGCGAATGGGTTTGCAACCATTCCATAACGGGTCTTGAAGCCAATCTTAGGCTGGAAGGTGTCCTGACCAACGGCACGAACCATTTGGAGAGGAACGTATGGGCAATAGAAGAGACCAGCATCATAAGGATTCTGACCCTTGTAGCCGATAACGTAGTACTGCTGAGCAGAAACGTTAGCCGAATATGGATCGATATAAACCTTATACTTACCGTTGATAACACCAGCGAAGGTGTTACCAGTGTCATCAACATTAAGACCTACGTTGAGGGCAGGGGTGTAATCAAGTACACCAGCCATGGTGAGAGCAGACGCAACATCAGCAGAGCAGATGATGGTGTTGCCCTTTCCTCTACGAGTTCTTTGAGCGATAGCGTTAGCATCACGCTCTAACTGGAAGAGAAGACCTTTGAACTTCTCAACTGACCAACGACCGTTGGAGTCAACGTCGAGGTCGAAATAGCCTGCGGTAGCAGTGTTGGTCTGAGCACCAGCTTCAGCGATCTTGTAGATGGTTCTAACAACTTCTCTGTTGATTTCAGCGAGGATTTCAGTTGAGAGGATGTTAGCAAGCTCAGCTTCAGCATCAAGACCGTGGATAGCCTTGAGGTCTTGTGCAAGCTCTAAGCTGTACTCAGCCTTGAGTGCTCTTGACTTTGCAGCAACGGTGACTTTCTCGATCGAGAATGCCATTTCTGCGAAAGTGTTTGTTCCGCTATCACCGAGAGCTTCAGACTCTCCAGTAGCCATGCCACCACCGACGTTGTAATCGGTTGAACCAATACCAGCAACAACACCGATGTCATTGAGGATTGCAGGGTTGGAACCACGCTGAGTGGTTGTACCGATACCAGCATTAGCATCAGCGAAACCAGCACTAAGGGTCTGCTGCTTGTTCTGACCCGAGAATGCGGTATCAGCTTCGTTGAAGAATGCTTCGGTTCCAGACTGGTTAGCGTAACGGGTTCTCATCGCAAAGATAAGACCAGTTGGGCCAGTCATAGGCTGAACGCCACAGATATCATAAGCGATAAGCTGAGGCATTGAACGGCGAATGAGGCTGATTAAAACGGGGTCGAAACCAGCAACAGGACCAGTTGCAGCAGCAGTACCATAAGTACCACCACCAAAACCGCCAGTGCCTGCTGACATGGTTGGTGAAGCCTCTGTGAGCATACGTTCAGAGCGTAAGAATTGCTCTTGGTTTTCTAGCAAGATTGCGGTAACGCTCTTCTTGTATGAATCCTTGATGGAATCAAGACCTTCACAGTTTAGAAGAGGAGCCCACTTTTCTTGCAAATGTTGTGAGTTGTACATTTGCGTGTTTTCTCCTGTCTTGGAAAAAGTGTTTACTTTATAATATTAAAATCACTTAGAAAATTTTGAAATAGCCTGTAGATAGGCATTCATTGATTCGGAAACAACTTCCGAGTCACTGCCTAGCATTTCATCTTCTCTTTCTGGAGTAACTGGATTTCTTGGGAAGTATGACTCCCTTAATGCTTCCAGTTTCTCACGATAGTCTTCTTCACTTACGAACTCAACACTTTCAGCCAGACTTGCGAGCTTGCTCTTCTGGGTCTCAGCGAGACCTCTTGAGACATCATAGAGAATTCCATCTGATACGGATTCGCTAAGTCTTTGGTTTAACTGAATATTTCTTTCGATTTGCTCGTTGAGTCTTGATTCCATGTCATCAAGTTTTGCGACCATGCTCTCAAGCACATTGTATTTATCTTCAGGGATTGATACATAATGTTCTTCAAAAAGACCCTTGAGGTTTGTCATGAATGACTCCGCAAGTTGAGCCTTGATGCCAGTCTCAACTTGAAGAGCATTCTCCTCAAGCCATTCACCAGCAACATACTCAAGGTATGAGTCTACTCTTTCGGTTAATTGTGCTTCAATAGCAGCAACATTTTCCTCAAGAGCAGCTTCATAACGCTTCTGAATAATTTCAGCAGCTTCATCTACTTTTGATCTTAGTGCAGCTTCAAAAACAAGAGCTGCTCTTTCCTTAAATTCTTCGGAGAGATCTTCGTCACCAAAAATGGCTTTCACATCCTCTTCAACGTTAAACTCAAGTTCTGCTTCTTCTTCAGCTTCTTCTTCTACAGTTTCTTCCGCAGCAACTTCTTCTTGCTCAAGAGCTTCTTCTTCAGAAACAACTTCTTGATCTTCTTCAACTTCAACTTCTTCAGCTCTAGCTGCTTTAGCATTAACTACATCTCTAACGGTTTTCACGTTTTGAGTAGCTAATTTAGAAGAATCGTCAGTTGAACGATAGTTGAAAGGGGTTGGGCCACCTAAGTCGGTGATTGATTGCCCAGGAACACCAGCAACAAATTCTCCATTTGAGGGCATTGGTTCAGCAGGCTTAGCACCAGCATTAACCGCAGTCTTTGATTGCTTGGCTTGTGACGTTAATTCCATTTCTTGTAAATTACCAGCAGACATTGTACTCTCCGAATAAAATTGATTATCTTTATTCTAATATTTATTTATAAATTATAGATTTCTCAAGTACTCATTGAATACTTTGAGAAGACGCTCTTCGCGGATTTTTTTATCGATTGTTGGTGTTAATGAATTAATTTGCTGTAAAGTTTTTTCAGCTAAAACTCCATTATTCCAAATCCACTCCTTACCTTCCATAATACCTTGAACAAATGCATCAGGTGCGGAAGGATCTGCTACAATATCAGCAGCAGTTGAAAGCATAAAATCATCACCAACATACTTGATACCATTACGCTCAACAAGAGATCCAATACCTCTTGAAGAAACACCAAGCTTCACTCCTTCATCAAGAAGTGACTTAGCAATGTTACCCATTGGAGTGTCGAGGATTTTTGCTTTACCAATAAAATTATTTCCTTCTGCTTTTAGACTTGTGATCATGTGTGATGCACGATCTAAATTTACCGTTGGCCCATCG